CAAGCAGTATAATGCATAGTGCATATATACAACCTGTTGAAGTTGAAGCTGGTTGGTTAAAAGTTGTATTTGGAAGCACACAAACTTCTAATGCTTTTTTTGCTAGTCCTTTTTTCTTTGAAATTAGTCCTTCACCAGCGTTAGGTATAAATGATTTTTTTCCATCTACAGCTCCTTCTGCGGTTGGCTCTAATGGTGATATAACTGAAATTGATTTTAAAATATATATTGATAACTCTCAAGGTTATTGGGATCCACAAGGAGATGGAGATAGTGTTAGTATATTTGTAAATCCATTTGGTAATCCAGAGGTTGGTGGTGATAATCACTTTGATGTACCGGTTAATCAAGAGTATAGTGCCTCAACAATAGTTACCACATCTTCATCTAACACAAATAGAGATTTAAAGTTAGTTCAATTTATCGATACTGATGACATGCCTCAAGCAGGTGCAACTTTTTATATAAAAGATATAGTGTTAAGAGCTAATAGAAAAGTAGGTCAACAAGATTTTTTTATAGCTACTTGGAATAGTGATTTTACGGGTGGTCCAGATGATAATCATGATAGTGCTATAAATGTTACACCATCTCTTCCAGGTGGTATGAGTATAACATTTTTTAATACAACAGGAACAATAACTAAAACAACAAACCAAAGTATACCATCTTAAATTAATAATTAAATAAAATAAAATGGCAAAAAAAGATAAAGTTGTAGAACTTAAAACTAAAGCAGATAAAATATCAGAAGAACATTTAAAAAGAGTTCAAGACTCTGTAAATGCTGTAAATGGCTTACAATTCAACATAGGTAAAATAGAAGTACAAAAACACGAGTTACTTCATAACTTAATTAAAGCTAAAAAAGAAATATCCAATATACAAAACATGCTACTTGAAGAATACGGTAGTTTTGATGTTAATGTTGAAAATGGAAAAATAAACTGGCCTAAAGAAAACAATAATGAAAAATAATATCATTAGAAAAATTACTATAGGTAAAGATTATAAAAACGATTCTATGCACTACGCTGTAGACCAAGAGGTCTACGGCGGTCATAGAATATGCGATATAATAGAAGAAGAAGATAAGTATTGTATTTATATTAGAAAAGAAAAAGTTGTTATACCTTGGAAAGATTTTAATAAAAATATGGCTATATCAGTTGAATATAATTTAGAATACTAAATGAATGCTTATAAAGATTTCATTGTGGCTCCTGTTGGCCAGCGTTATAATAATGTTAAGCGAGTGGATGGCAAAGAATTAATATTAAACACAGAGATATTTAATCACGAATATATTAATAGAAAAGCAAAAGTAATCGCTACTCCACTATTATTTGAATCACCTGTTAAAGTTGGCGATGAAGTAATAGTTCATCATAATATATTTAGAAGATGGACAGATGTAAAAGGTAAAGAGCGCAATAGTAGGTCATATTGGAAAGAAGATAAATATATAATATCACAAGATCAAATATATTTATACAATAACAAAGCTATGCCAGGTTATAGTTTTGTTCAACCTATAAAATCAAATAATAAGTTATCTGTAGATACAGAACAACCTTTAATGGGTATAATAAAGTATACCGATGGTACTTTTAATATCAACACTTTAGTTGGGTTTACACCTAATAGTGAATATGAGTTTGTTATAAACAGTAAAAGATTATATAGAGTTTTAAATAAATTTATTACAATTAAATATGAATATAAAGGAAACGAAAAAGAGTATAATCCAAGCTGGGCAAAAAGCGGTTGAAGAACTTATTAAAGTTGCTAAAGAACCTATAGTTGATAGCGATGATGATATATCAGCTGATAGATTAAAAAATGCAGCAGCAACAAAAAAGCTGGCTATATTCGATGCGTTTGAAATACTTAATCGTATAAACGAAGAAGAGAATATACTTGAAGGTAAAGTTGAAGAGAAAAAAGAAACTACATTTAAAGGTTTTGCAGAAGGTAGATCAAAATGAAGTACGAACAAACGTTATATAAAATAGTAGAGCCAATAAAGCTTAACACTTTAAAAAGGTTAAATAAATCTAAGAAGTGGGAGTATGGTTACAACAAAGAAAATGATGTTGTTGTAATATCAAAGACTGGTATGGTAGGTGATGTTATAGAGATACAAGGTTTAAAAATAGCTTTACCTAAACAACCTAAAGAAATATATTCTTGCAGTAAGATAAAGTCAGAGCAAAAGTGGAAACGTTTTCCAGACAAACCTGAGTTTAAAAAAATTAAAACAGTATTTGACTGGCAAGATTATTCTCTTGATTTTAAAGAAGAACACTACGGTTATATAGATGAAGAGTTTAAAAGAAGAGAAGAAGGTTTTTGGTTTATAAATAAAGGTGAGCCAACATACATAACAGGTACACACTATATGTATTTACAATGGAGTAAAATAGACGTAGGTGCACCTGATTATAGAGAAGCAAATAGATTATTCTATATATTTTGGGAGGCTTGTAAAGCTGATAGTAGATGTTACGGTATGTGCTATTTAAAAAACAGACGATCTGGTTTTTCATTTATGAGTTCTGCTGAAACAGTTAATTTAGCAACACTCGCTAGTGATAGTAGGTTTGGTATATTATCTAAAACAGGGGCTGATGCAAAGAAAATGTTTACAGATAAAGTTGTACCAATAAGTTTAAACTACCCTTTCTTTTTTAAACCTATACAAGATGGTATGGACAGGCCAAAGTCAGAATTAGCATACAGAGTACCAGCTAAAAAGTTTACACGTAAAAAAATACGTGAGCGTGAAGAGATGGATGATGTGCAGGGTCTTGATACAACTATAGACTGGAAGAATACAGGTGATAATAGTTATGATGGTGAAAAGCTAAACTTATTAGTACACGATGAAAGTGGTAAGTGGGAAAGACCTGATAATATAAAAAATAACTGGAGAGTTACAAAAACTTGTTTACGTTTAGGTAGTAGAGTTGTAGGTAAATGTATGATGGGTAGTACGAGTAATTCATTAGAAAAAGGAGGTGATAACTTTAAAAATTTATACAATGATTCAGATGTTACCAAGCGTAATAGAAATGGACAAACTAAGTCGGGATTATATTCTTTGTTTATTCCTATGGAATGGAATTACGAGGGATTCATTGATGAATTCGGACGACCTGTATTCACTAATCCTAGCCAACAAACATTTGATCCACACGGAATAGAAATAGACCAAGGTGTTATAAATCACTGGGAAAATGAAGCTGAAGGTTTGCGTGACGATCAAGATGCTTTAAACGAATTTTATAGACAGTTTCCAAGAACTGAAGAGCATGCGTTTAGAGATGAAACAAAAAATAGTTTATTTAATCTTATAAAAATATATGAGCAAATAGATTATAATGAAGGTAATAAAAACTCTTCTGTAGTTACAACTGGAAACTTTCAATGGGTTAATGGAGTTAAAGACACAAGAGTAGTATTTAATCCAGATCCTAATGGTAGGTTTGATATAAGTTGGGTACCAAATAAAAAATTACAAAATAACGTAATTATAAAAAATGGAGTTAAATATCCTGGTAATGATCACGTTGGTGCGTTTGGTTGTGACTCGTATGATATATCTGGAACAGTAGATAACAAAGGATCGAAAGGAGCATTGCACGGTTTGACTAAGTTTTCTATGGAAGATGCTCCAGCTAATACGTTTTTTTTAGAATATATAGCAAGACCACAAACTGCTGAAATATTTTTTGAAGATGTTTTAATGGCGCTAGTATTTTACGGTATGCCGTTACTTGTAGAGAATAACAAACCAAGATTATTATATTATTTACGTAGAAGAGGTTATAGAGCGTTTAGTATGAACAGGCCTGATAAAGTTTGGAATAAACTATCAACATCAGAAAAGGAAGTAGGTGGTATACCAAACTCTAGCGAAGATATAAAACAAGCGCACGCCGCTGCTATTGAAATGTATATTAACGATCATGTTGGTTTATTACAAGACGGAACTTATGGAACAATGTATTTTAATAATACACTTAATGATTGGTCTAAGTTTGATATAAATAGAAGAACAAAACACGATGCTTCAATAAGTTCTGGTTTAGCAATAATGGCTTGCAATAGACATTTATACC